AGGTGGAAAATGATTTATTCGGGTGCCACGGGCCAAACGGGGTTTGATGGGTCCGTGGTATTGGCGGGGAGGTCACGGAGGGCTTGCATGTAGGCCTTCCACTCGCCGGGGACAGGTGTGTTTGTGGTAAAAGCTCTAGTGGCAACCCAATCGCACTGAGAGAGACGTTTGTTGCGTTCGGTGCGGAGTTCCTTCCACGGCTGGGCGTCGATGAGTTCCTGCAACTTCGCCTCGAACTCCTCTTTTGGGGGTTTTTCGTAGCCATCGGCGTATTTAATTTCTTCATATATATGTGAAAATGATATCAAACCTTCGAAGTTTGGGTTAAAATGTCTAATTGTTTCAAAACTTAACCTTTCTAGGAGTAAGGGATCCATATATTTATAGTGAAGATAAATAATATCCATAAAATCCATTGTAATATGATGATATGTACATTGTACCAGACAATGTGTACAATAATATTTCGAGTGTGTCACCTTCATTCATCTCGTGTATTAAATAAGCACTCGCGTGAGCTCCGTCTTCATTTCCCATAGTAGTACCAGCTGTATTTCCTGTCCCTGGATCTACACTGTTATACCTTGGTCGTAGTTGGAAGTTATTATTGGTTCCGTCGCCGCGCGCGTAATAAATAAACTTATAAACGCCTTTTATTGGCGCGGTAAATTTACCATTAGATGAATCATAACCTCCACCACGACTGAGATCCACCAAATTCCATGCTATTAAGGCACCAGATGTGGTGGCAGTGGTCCCGCTGGTTTTCCGAGCATGGAAATACACCGGACACCCACCGTAGATATCCCCCCTCACATCCAAAACCCCCCTAGGAGCCTCTCCATCCCCTAAGCCGATCCCGACCCGAGTCTTCGAGAAGTTCACCACGTGGTGGCCCTCGTCGCACCGACCCATATCGTAGAGGGTCTTGGCCTCTTCGGGTGTGAGTGCGACGTCGTATAGTTTGAAGTTAGAGATGGAGCCATTTAAATCAGAGTTCGTGCCCCACGGAAGTCTACCTAACATTAACACCCTCTCCCGAGATTCATCGAAATTCAATGGACTCGCAGTGCCACTGATACTGTTGAGTAAAACCTTGGCCCCATTTACGTATAATAATTTGGTTGTATCACTTGATGTACCACCTTTGTACACTAATACAATATGATTCCATTCACCTTGTTTGATGGTGATAATATTCGTACTAGAATCATTAGAATAGAAATACCATCTTAAAGTCGGTGAACTAGAGTTGAATGCGAGAGTGGACGCACTACCTAGCACACCGGATGGATTCTGAGACATGTCTCCTATATTCCATACCGTTTCTTCACCGTTTATCACATTACCCTTAACCCAACACGAAACACTGTGTATCCAATCACCCTTCACTTGATGACGGGGAAGTTGAACTTCAGTGTAATCTCCCGTTCCATCAAACTTTAAAGCCTTCTCCGTCGCATCATAATAGGCTCCACCTTTTAAACATCCGTCAAACCCCCTCCCACTCGTATCCCTAACAGCCCCCTCAAAGGTGGGGTTCGTCGAGGTATTGTATTCCACCACGAGTCGGTCCCGACGGGGTGTATCGTCCGCGTCGAGAGCCGGCCCAATTCGGGGAACTGTAAGGTTCTTGGTGAGGGTCAGTTGGCCATCGTGGAGGACGGATTGACCCTGCTCACGGGTGCCGAAATAGCGGAGTTCTGATGCATTCCAAACGGTTGCTCCAGTTGTTTTTGTTACGACTAAAATGTATTCGTCATAAAATGTATCATTTTCAAATTCGAATTTTGTGTATTCCGAAGCTTCAAATATTTTATTTTGAAAGAAGTGTACCTGTTGCCAATCACCTCCATTAATACGTCCCAACAAGTAACCTTCTTTAGGACCACGGGATGATGTAGGAGTCACATACGACATCATGAAAAAATGTGTTATTTTCACTTTGTAAGGAAACTTCAATCCTAAAAAGTCTCCACTTTTTCCACCGTTTGATTCCGGGCCAGTGTATATATTACCACCGGAAGAATAGTGATTTCCACTATTCATATATCCAAAATTTGTAGAATTACCACCAGTTTGTTTTGAGAAGGATTTCCATGCTACACGTGCATCATTTGGTTGTACATATTGGTGGGAACCATATGCTGTAAATGTACCATGCCCTTCAAAGTGTGTATCATAATAATCAGTCTCGGCATTGATACTAACTTTAGAAGATTGCATAGCCCTAGGAGGAAACTCTTCCAAGTTGTGGGGTTCATCCAAGACCGCCAACCTTCCTTGAGGTTCGTCCGTCCCTATCCCGAGCCGACCTTTCTGTAAAGTCATCGAGGATTTGGCCCTCCCGAACTCGTCCTTTTGGGCATCCCAAATCTCGAGGGCTTGGTCTTCCCCCACAAACTTGTCGTACACCCTAAAGTTCGCCACCTTATCGATGTTCCCACCACCGATCTGAATGGGTACCGACCCTTCTTCTACACCGAAGTATTGAAGTCTATAAATTTGTAGTGAACGACCACCTCCTCCGGCGTGGACCGTCCTAGTGACCTGTAATACCAAATACTTGTAATAATTTGAGGTAGTCACAGATTCTGTAGCGTGTTTTTTTCCGTTAATAGTCGTGAGAGTTGTAGTAAATTCCGGTTTTACGACGTCCCAATCTGAATCATTATTAGAACCATAAAGTATAGCTTTTTCAATACCTTCATCTCCATTTGATGTGATCAAGAAAATTGAACTCACCTTTATTTTATGAGTAAGTTCTAACTTAATCCATTCACCTTTTGTAGTTCCACCGGGTGGAAATACAGCGCAATCGTTGGTAGGAAGTCCTGTACCATTTGTATATTTATTCGTAGACTCGTTTTGCTGCCAGTGCCCACCAGGGACACTAAGGCTATCGTTAAATGCCATCCACCCCTCTCTCTGGTTGCGTGGAGAGTACGTAGTACTCACCGTAACTTTATACCCCCTTTGTACAGGACCCGTCATCGCAATGTGCGGATACTCCAAGACATTCGTGGGATCGGGAAGGCGGACCAGGTCATTCTCGCGGTGGCCGTAGATCTTAATTTCATTTATATCGACATTACCCGCATTCTCACTTTCTTCTATAACGAACAAGAAATACTTATAAAATTTATCGGTATTGTAATCTGAAACGATTTGTGTTGTAGAACCACCTTCGGCTACAGTTACCGTAGTCCAACTTAAATCGTTATTAAATGATTTAAGTCTGTGCCACGATACATTGTCATTACTTCCGAGTATAGCACCTTTTCTGGGTCTACGTGACGTAATAAGGGAAGTATAGGCGGCCGAGGCTATATAAACATACGCAATATTTAACCTTTGAGGCATTTCAAGTTTCAACCATTCACCAATATAAGTTGTTCCATCTGCTACAAATGTTCCCTTTGTTGTATTGGATGGATGAATAGTGCCATCAGACGAAAAGGTATTCGTGTAGAAGGTTTGCCAGACGGTATGCGGAAAACTCCCAGATGCATCCGTTTTATTATCAAATACATGCCACCCTCTCCTGAAATCTCCACCGGTCTGTGCCCCACCTTCACTGCTCACGCTCACCACATACCCACCCTGTGAGTACCCAGTCATCGCGAACGGCGGGTAGTCCCCGAAGGTATCTTCGGCTTGGTCTTCGGCCACCTTACGTCCATCGAGGTAGGTTACTCGGGAGCCACCTTCACCTTGATACGCGTAGGTCAGGTTGTGCCACGTGTTCGATTGGAGATCCAAGTTCATGGAATCCAACTTCTCTTGGTCCGAAATGGAAAAGACACACGTGTTCGAGACGTTCGCCTCCAAGTTCGAGGAATTGAACCACACCGAGACTGAGTGTGGGGCATCACCCTCCAAGAAGGTGTTGGCTTCCACAGCGATGTTTGAGGTAAGTTGACCATTCATTTCCCAATACTTGTTGGTATTGTCATAGGTCGCGGAGGTTCCGGTGACGTCGGGTCCCGTGACACGGTTCGTAAAGCTCCCACCTAGGTTCCCATCGACGTACACATTGGCCCCAGTGGTTTGGGGGGTGTTCATGATGGACGTGAAGGTGGTGTCTACGGAGGTGTCGCCTAGGGGTGGGTCCTCCTCGTAGCCGTAATATTTAAGTTCGGGAATACATAAGTAATAATCAGAACCTGTCGCAAATGTTTTCGTCACAATGAATGCGTAATATTTATAGTAATTGTCCGTCTGCACATTAAAAGATGCAGACTGCGATTCACCTGTAAATCCAGAATTTGTAAATGTGTGTAGATGCACCCAATTAGAATCATTGTTACTTCCCCACACTTGTCCAGCTTCTACCGATTGTGTCCAATGCGTCGCATCATTCCTCGAAGTAAAAACGTATTTGTCTAATTTTATTTTGTTCGGAAGTTCCAGTTTTAACCATTCACCGTATGGAGTCGAATCAGAAGCTGATAATCTTGAGGCGGTTGTACCGGATGTGTTCGCGTTACCATTTGTATCGTAGTTTAAACCCGAAAGAAGCATACCCACCTCATAATCAGTTCCGTTAAAAGCTTTCCACGGGTGATTTGATGAATTTACAAATCCACTCACCGTCACAGTATACCCCGCTTGAATATAGGTGTTGGTCGAGTCATTGGAGTCAAACTTCCCCTCTTCAAAAGCAATCTCGGGATATTTTTTCAAAGGCACCGCCTTTGGATCCCTCGAGTGAGGCCCATGTTGGTCCATGACGGTTTCACCACCGGTCGCGGCTTGTTGCGCCATCGCCACCTTCCCCCCATCGATCGAGAAGGATTCGGTGAACAATTGCCAATCTTGGAGGGCGACGTTGGAGCTGT